TATATCTTCACTAGAGTTAGGTATTCCGCCTACTTCTTTTTCTGCTACCGATAGTTTATTCCAAACTTTATCTGGTCTATTCATACTAAACCCTCTGTAACCTCTTCTTCTTAAATAATATAGAAGTCTAGGTTTATTGTTCTCAACCAGTATAGGCATACCGTAAAAAACACAAGCCATTAATACTTCTTCAAAAAATATCTCTGCTGTTTGTGGTCTAGCCACATATTCTAAGAAAAACTCATTGCTTGGAGCTTCTGCCATACTATACTTAGTTAAACCATGTAGTGCTCCATTAGATCCTCCACCTCCAACTGTTCCTGATATATCATACGAGTCACATCCAAATGCACCAATATGTTCGTTGGATGGGAAGAACACTCCGTGTTTTGTAAACTTAGCATTGTTTAAACCTTTTTTAGGAGTCCATGATACTTTAAACCTTCCCCTAGAATCTGGCGTCCATATAACTTCTGAGTCTTTTATTCCGTCTTTCCAGTAAAACCTACCTCTTGTTACATGATGCTCCATAATAAGAGAATCATTATAATCTATCTGTTGATATATCTTTGTTAAGTTAAACAGTGAAGACTTGCTCTCATCTCTGAAAGCATGAGCCTCGGTTCTAGGAAACTGTCTATAAAATTCATTTAGCGCATCTGCATCCTTCTTTAACGACTCTACCTCTGCCTCCCAATAATCTATAGCTCCATTTGTTATCCACTCATCATCTACCCCTCTAACTTTTTTATCTGGCTTTCTAAATACAGGCATCCCAAACCTATCTATAAAACCTTCCATGTTCCATTCCATAGGTATAAATAGATTATACAGTCCTGATTTAGTCTGACCATTTGCATTACGAGTCTTTAAATCTGAATCCTCAAACAAACGTTTAAAGTTTTCTCCACCTTTACTAAGCGCATTAGACGTAGACCCCATCATACACTTACCGATTATCTTACTACCTAGCCTTAAACAAGTCTTAGTTACACGCCAGTTATTCTGAATGTTGTTTGGTTTAAGCCACTTACCTGATTCATCATGAACTAAAAGTAAAAGCTTCTCACCATCATAAGAGTTGTCATCCGTATTTTTCCAGTCAATCGTAGTGTCAAGACCTGTGAGTTCTTCGTTCATCACCTCATGCATATTCTTTTTTGTAATCTTAGACGCAGGAATTCTAAAGGCTAATTCTGTTTTAGGTTTATCCATACCATCTTGTATTGGTTTGAAAAAGAACGGCAGCCTGTTAGCGATTGGAACAACTTTATCTGTAAACATTTTCTTAGCATCTGAACCAGTCTTAGATAGTATACCAACTCTTGAATCTCTAGCCAGAGTTCCTGTGTTTACACACTCCGAAGACCCCATAAAAGAAAAACCTGAACGTCTTATCTTTAAATAATCCATACCAAAGCATCTTTTATCAGCTTTACAAGCTTCCCAGTATATAAAAAATATTCTATTTGCTTCTCTAAAGTCTGGATATCCTACATCAATACTTGTCCATTGTAAATAAACATAATGAGAACCTGTAATATAAGTAGGTTTTCCGTTGTTTTGAAACCAATACCCTAGCTCTCTTCTGTCAAACTCAGCCTCTATATAATCAACCCATTTGTTTTTAAACGCAGAAGGTCTTTCGTTCCATTGGAATATAGAATTTATACGAGCTAAATCTCTAGGCAACTCTTCACGCTCCCAGTATTGATCTTTTTTTTCTTTACCTCTTTTATATACTTCTTTAGGCTCTGGCGGAATACCAATAACCAAACCATTAATACTAATAATTTTTCCTATTCGACCTGTTTTAGATATTACAACTAAATCATATTTTTCATTATACCCATAGAGCCACGTCTTACTTGTATTCTTTTTTTTAAATACACCAGTTGGAATATAATTACTTAACTCTTGATATAGTTTATTTTGACCTTCGTTCTGCAAACCCTTGTTTTGTATTTGTTTTATCTACGTGTCCTCCAGAGTTAATTACTTCTTCCTCTGAATCTATTTTATTTAGTATCTCAAACGCATCAAATATAGCAAGCTTCTTAGTTGCTGCTGCGTTCTTAAGTCTATCTGCCGCCAGCTCATCGTCTGGGTCAGGCTTTATAATATCTTCTTTCGCTACCTTTATCAGTTGCTCTACAGCTCTACGCCCTGCATGTATGATTTCTTTTTTTAATTCATCTGAGTTCATAATACCATGGTTATTTGGTGGTCATACATTCTATATAGCTTCTCATCATCTACCATAAACTCATACTCACTCTCTGGTTTAAAAGATATCTTATCTCCTTTGTTAACCCCTTTAGATAATAAGTATTTATTTGGATACTTCATGTAACCAATCAAAGGTTCTTCTTGTCCTCGTTTCATTATAAACGATTCTTCTTTTGCTGCAGGCTTAACAAAACAATACCTGTCGTGACAATGCCACTGACCATCTTGCTTGTACATAAAAAACTGGTCGTTCTCAATAAAGAATAAATTATCTTTAAAATAACTTTTACCACTCTGTCTTCTTCCTTTCATGTCATTATAAAACTTAAATACGTTGTGATGAACCAGAAGGGTATCACCTACTTTTATATCTCCAGTATATCCTAGTGGAGTAGCCTCTACAATTCCTTCACGATTAGATGCTTTGTGATTTTCCTCTGATGTACTTGTGATGAGCTCAATACCACTTACACTTTTAGTATTGTTGTATCGCTTGTCATCTACTGGCTTTACGATAAAATAAAAAGGTGACCTCATTAAAAGTTTATATTATATTCGATTGATACTGGCATGTTGACGTTGAACTCCTTCCATAGAAGGATTTCATCTTTATGTTGAATCCAAATTTTAAAACCTTTAGATTCCTTGTCGTACTGTATTAAGTGTATAATGTAATTCTTGCCTAATACTTCCTGTCCGACTATATAGTGCATGGCTCCTGATTTATAATCAGCGCCTATTGATACTTTCCTAATATCCATTTGATTAAATTTAATTTATACAAAGATATAAATTATTTATCTGCCTTGACCTCGGTATTTTTTTTGGTAATACTTAGAAGATTTTACTTTAGAAGATTTTGTTTTTGCGTGAACTCCTGGTCTACGAGTTTTTGGTTTTTCGTAGCGAAGAGCAGACATTGATTGTGCCATTTAATTAGATTTATTATTTAATTTTTCAAACGTTCTCATACCACCAAGTCCTAACATACCAATAAGTACTGTCATTAAATGCTCCATCTGTAGAGCAGGTGGCGCTGTTGCAGCTCCCATATACCATACCAGCATATCCCTTATTATAAAGTTATACGCTAAGGCTATTCCGCACACCCATCCTATGAAGGGGCGCCATCCGGCCACAAAAATTGTTCTGTGCTTTGCCTCCATTTCATTGATAGCAGTTTGCATCTCTATAAGTTTTTGAGGATCTATTTCTTTTCCTTTTATAAGCTCTCTTATTTCTAGGCCTAGACCATCTACGCCTGAGTCACTAAATCCTAATAATTTTTTAAGTAGTTTAAGCATAGGTCCAAATTACGTTTTTTGTTTTAATAGGGTCAGCATCTACATGAATAAACGTATCTGCTATACCTATTCTATTGAAGCCAACATTAAGCAAAGCCTCTAGTATTACATACCTTGTACTGTTTGATGTTACATGTATATCAGCTGCAAACCCTCTAAGGTGCGAAGAGTTTTCTGACCCTCCTACTTTCTTGTTGTGTTTTGGTGTTCTAAATCCTGAGTTAATTCTGAATGGTGTTCCTGCAGCTTCACGTGCGCTGTCTAACATACGTAAGAAAGATTCGTCCATATTACTACCGCTATCGATAGAATCAGGCGAGTCAAATTCTGAGTATGTAAAGTATTTCACTTTTTCTTTATTAGTTGATAAATTTTAATGATCGTATAAATTATAGTTGCCAGTAAAAGTAAACTTTGTAAAGCCTCATTAATTTGAGATATACTAAGTACTAAAACTGTTATTCCTAGTATCGTAGGTTCAAAATCTAAATTCATGTTATTCTGTGTCATCATTAATAGGTTCAACTAAAT